AAATTGGTTAAATCAATAACACAATTAAAGAATGAAGAAATAGGTACACTTCCAGGTGATGAGATGGATAAATTGAAATTCCATATGATGTCATTTCTTGATGCTTTTCATAAACTAATAGGTGAAGAACTAACTAATCTACTTATTGAATTTGGTATTATTAAAATGGAAGTGTTTGGTGCCATTAGAGGTCGCTCATTTACCAATTCAATTATTATTATAGATGAATTTCAAAATATATCAAAAGATAATGGTAAAACATTCTTAACTAGGTTCTCAGAAAATACTAAAGTTATTGTACTTGGTGATTCTGGACAAATCGATTTAAAAGATAAAAGGTTAAGTGCATTAGAACCTTTGGTTAATAATGTACTTAAAAATCCAGAAGAAGGTGTTGGTATTGTTAAGTTTGATAAAAGTGAAGTTGTTAGACATAGATTAACAACATATTTTATTAACATATTTGATAATATACAAAAAGATGATGAACCAAAACCAAAGGTTGACCAAACCAAAGTTATCAAAATAAAACCTAGATATATTAAAGAAGGTGGTAAAAAAATTAATTGGCTTAGAAAAATAAAAATATTTTTTAAAAGAAGATTTAACTAAACTTTACTTTAACAAATAATACTAGTATCATTAAAACATGAAAATAGTTATTAGTATAAATGAAGTATTAAGGGACACATTAGCTCAAATGGATTATACATACACTAAGTATTTGGGTGAAGGTGATTACACAATTAAAAAAGATGATATAACATCTTTTAATTTATCTGACCATTTTACCTTTTCTTCAAAATCTGAATTAAATAAATTCTTATATGAGGAAGCTAGTCTAGAAGTTTTTGGTCACGCAGACCAAATGTATGAAAATCTAATGACTAGATTCAATATGTTTTTAGTTGATATTGAAGAAGAAGAGGAACATACGGTTGAATTAGTTAGTAGAGAGTATTTAAAAAGCATCCCATCAACATTATTTTTCTTATCAAAATTAGGTTGTAGGGCAAGTAATATTAGATTTGTTAAACAGAATGAAGAAGAATGGGGTGATGCTGATGTTTTAATAACGGCAAACCCAATCGCATTGGAAAACAAACCAAATGATAAAGTTTCGGTCAAAATAAAAGCACCATACAATAAAAATGTTATAGCTGATTTTGAACTTGATTCAATATTGGATTTCATTAAAGATGCAACGTTAAGAGATAAGATATTAAACACAAAAATAACAACACAAGAATAAAAAAATAATGGGAGAGGAAACAATATTAGAATTTGGTGGTATTGCATATTACATCGATTTCGATGGATTAGAAAACATCTTAAAATCAGACCCAGAGTTAGAACAAAAAGATGTTAATGAAACTGAAACAAAAACAACTTACATCCAAGGTGGGGTTGAAAAAACAGAAATAACAGAAAGGTCTTATTATAAAGGTAGGGAGATTGATATCTCTAGATATGAAACCTATAGAACTTTAATGGAGATATTACTAACGTATAATGAAGAATCTGATGATGCGTTAGGACCAGAAAAAGCATTACATAGTACACCACTACCATTTAAAATTGCATTTAATACCTTAGTAAAATACGGAATACTAAAGGAATTATAATAATAAAATAATAATAAATAATTATGTCAGAACAAACTAACAAAGTAACTGAAGAACAAGTTAACAGTGTTATTTCAAAATTAGAATCAAAAGATTTTAATTTGTATTTTTTTACATTAGACACTAAAGGTAACCCAGTGGCTGGTGTTGCCAACATTTATGAACATGTAAAAGTGTTAAACGAATTAGGGTATAAAGCTTATATCTTACATGAGAAAAACGATTATAAGAAATTTGGAGATGATGACCAAAATGGTGTATCAGACTGGTTAGGTTATGAATACGCAAATTTACCACACGTATCTATTGAATCTGGTGTGTTAAATGTTGCTCCACAAGATTTCTTAATTATTCCAGAAGTTTTCTCAACTGTTATGCAACAAAAAGAAGTACGTGCATTACCATGTAAGAAAATTGTTTTATCACAAAGTCCAGAATATATTTTTGAATTATTACCACTTGGTAGAAGATGGACAGATTTTGGATTTAATGATGCAATTACAACATCAGAAAAACAAGCGAACTATTTAAAAACACTTTTCCCAAGTTTAAAAACACATGTGGTTCCAGTGGCAATTTCTAGCCAATTTAAACCAAATAAAAAACCAAAACTACCAATTGTAGTATTACACACTAGAAATCAATCAGACGTAACTAAAATTACTAAATCTTTCTACTTACAATACCCAATTTATAAATGGTTAACATTTAAAGATTTGAGAGGTTTACCAAAAGCACAATTTGCTGATGAACTATCAAAAGCATGTTTATCCATATGGGTTGATGACCAAGCTGGTTTTGGTACATTCCCATTAGAATCTATTGAGTGTGATACACCAGTTATTGCTAAGATTCCAAACACAACACCAGAATGGATGGAAGAGGTTGATGAAAATGGAACGGTATCATTAAAATATAATGGTATTTGGACTAGTTCAACAAATAATATCCCAGAATTAATTTCTACATATATGAAACTTTGGTTAGAAGATTCAGTACCTCAAGATTTATTAGATGGTATGGGTGAAACAAAAGGTGAATATAGTGAAGAAAAACAAGCGGATAAAATAAAAGAAGTTTACGGTTCATTAGTTGGTGAAAGAATTGATGAATTTAAAAACATAATTGGTTCAGTTGTTGAATCAAACAAATAAAAAAATTAATTATGAGTAAAAATGTAACAGTAATTATTCCATTACATGATATTAATGATAATACAAAACCATTATTTGCAAATGCAATCAAAAGCATACATGACCAAGTTGTTAAACCTGGTAAAGTTATGGTTGTAGTACCAAAAGCTAGTGATGCTTTTGATTTTGCAAAAGGATATGATTACGATTCAATTAAAGATTTAGTAACCGTTGTTGAAAACGATGGTAATACTGATTTCGCATCGCAAATGAATTTCGGTGTTGATAAATGTGATACTGAATGGTTCAGTATCTTAGAATATGATGATGAGTATTCTAAAATATGGTTTAAATCAGTTGAAACATATATCGAAGCACACACAGATGTGGATATCTTCATGCCAATTATTGTTGATGTTGATGAAAATGGTTCATTTATTGGTTTTACAAACGAAGCAGTTTGGGCAAATAGTTTTTCAGAAGAATTAGGATACCTAGATAAAGATGCATTATTAACATATCAAAACTTTAATATTGATGGTATTGTTATGAAAAAAGAATTATACCAATCATATGGTGGTTTTAAATCAAATATTAAATTAACATTTATTTATGAATTCTTATTGAGAATGTCTTACAAATCAGCAAGAATTATGACAATACCTAGATTTGGTTACAAACATGTTAACCAAAGAACTGGCTCATTGTTCCATAATTACAGAGAATCCATGAACCCAGTTGAAGCCAATTGGTGGTTAAATAAAGCTAAATCTGAATTTTATCACGAACAGGATAGAGAGATAAGTTATACAGAATAATATTTAATTATGGCTAAACAAAGGGGGCGAAAAAGAACGAATGATTTATATTTTGGCCCAGAAGAAGAAGCAGCTGTAGTTAGATTTTTAGAATGTAACGATGAAATAGAAAGGAATGCAATCTACAATCAATGGTTAAGAAAACCATTTGATAAAATGATTGAATCGATAATCAGAAGGTATAAATTATATAGAAAGGGTGTCTCATTTGAAGATTTACATTCAGACACTCTTTCCTTCTTGATAACAAAAGCGGATAAGTTTGATAAAGATTCTGGTAAAAAAGCATATTCTTACTATGGAACAATTTGTAAACATTATATTTTAGGGCTACTAATAAAGGATGATGGTTCTCTAAAACAATTATATTCATATGAAGATTTAACTCAATCATATTTAGATGGTAGGGAAGATTTACAATATGAAATAGAAGATAAAGATTTCACATTAGATAAATTTATATTTAATTTAACTAATAATATAAAAGTAGAAATTGATAACAATGATAACCTTCCACCTAAAAAAAGGTTGAATGATAATGAAATAAAGGTTGGTTACGCATTAATTGATATATTAGAAAATTGGGAAAAAACATTAGACATTATGAATGGTGGACCTAAATTTAATAAAAATTCAGTTTTAGAAACAATGCGAAACTATACCAATTTATCAACTAAAGATATAAGGTCATCTATGAAAAAATACAAAGACATATATTCTATTTTAAAAATGGATGGGCTAGAAAACGGATTTGAATAAAAAAATCCGTTTTTTGTGTATTTATAGATATAACAAATTAAAATTAATTTATATTAAGATGCCTAGGAAGAAAAAGCAAGACGTTAAAATTAATAATGTTGACAGCCTTGAAGGATTATGTCAAGAAGCGTATAATGATGCCTGTGCGCAAATCAATGATGCTCAAAAAACTATTAATGAAATGGTTAATTCAGCAAACCCAGTGGATGTTGATGATTTGACAAAAATAGCAAAAGGTAAAGTTGATGCTTTAAAGGTAAAAGACTCAGCGATAAAAATAAAATTAGAAATTGCTAAATTGCAAAATGACATAATAAAACATAATGGAGATGCCTCAACTGCAATACAAGAAAGAAGTAACGGTTCAGTATCTTTAGATGATTTTGCAAAGGTTAGGGAAATGATTAAGAATGGTCCAAATAAAGAATCTGAAAACAACTAATAATGTCAATATTAGATAAGAAAAATAAAATAATGGCCGATGTTGCATCGTTGAACACCATTAATGAAGGTTTGCCTAAATTAAAAAAGACAAACTCATTTT